GAAGTCACATTGACGACATGTCAAAAAAGATCTTAGATAGCGACCTGATTAAAAGGCTTAAAGAATCTGAGGCCATCAACAACAAAGGTGTCAATATTGGCGATGAACTTTCTACCACTATTGAGCACAATTTAAACACCTATTTAAGAAGAAAGTACCTTGCTCAATCTGATGAAGCGTACACACCCACCGACGAAGCAATGGAAGAAGCTATTCAAGGCTTCATGAAGAAAGAAAACGAAGAGACTACGCTTGAGATATTGCAAAGGCTTTACAAGCTAAACCCAAACGATTTTGCAAAGCTAGGATTATCTGAAGACGGAACCAGATTAGTTAACAATCAGATAAAACGTTCACAAGCAGAAATGGCTGCGAGAAAGTTTTTGGAAGACAAAAAAGCGGATTTTTCTTATAACACGACAGACGCCGCTGGACGGATTCCTTTAGACAAAATTAGGGCCGGTATGTTTACTAACCGGGAAAGAATGCCAAGCTATCAAAGAGCTTTGCTGGGCGAGGTCAGAAGTCCAGAAGAGGCTTATCTTAATACCATCGCAGACCTTGCCGAGTTTAAAGCTGTTGACGATTACTTCGGGAACATCCGACGACTTGCTGAAACTAGTGAATCAATTGGCCGCATGTTCATTGCTCCTGGGACTCGAGACGAAATTCCTTCTGGATATAGGGTTCTGGGTGAGGAAGGAAATTTAGCGAAAATAGATAACATTAAAAGTGCTAAATACGGGTCGTTGGAGGGGTATGCGGTTCCCGAGGCTATTTATAATCAATTAACTCGGGCGGCGAAACAAGATAACGGCGCATTCCAGAACGCATTAATGGCGACGTACTCAGGGTTTTTAAGAGCTAAAGGTTTTACTCAGTATGGTAAGACCGTATTGTCCCCGATCACACAGATACGAAACGTAACCTCTGCGGCGTTGTTCGCTACCGCGCAAGGTAACGTGGGCAAAGGAGCCAACCTCTGGGAGTCTGTTCGTCTGGTGCTTGACGACATTAAAAAACTAACACCTGAAGCGCAGCTTACGGAACTGCAAGACTTACAAAGAATCGGAGTGATTGGTTCTCAGGCCGAGCTTCAAGAGATACGACGCTTGATTAACGAAGGGGCGGCCACCGGTGCTCGGACCATAGAAAATGGTCGAGGAGTAGGTAGAGTTTTTGGGGAAAAGATAGCCCAGTCTCGTGGCGGTGAGTTTTTACATAGCGCGGGCAAGAAGATAGCGGGTGTTGGACAACGGGCCGAGGACCTTTATCAAGGCGGCGACAACATCTGGAAGATCTACAACTTTAAGTTTGAGCAGTCAAAACTGCGTAATGCTTTAAGTAAAATGGATGAAGCTTCTCGACTTCAATACGCACAGTCAAAGGGTTTTTCTAATGTGGACGACTTCATTAAGAGTGAGGCTGCTGAGATTGTTCGCAACACTGTACCGAACTACAACTTAGCCCCAGAGGCGATTAAAGGTTTGCGTAAGTTGCCTGTGGGTAACTTCATTGCATTCCCGTATGAAATTCTACGGACGAGTGCGAATACCATTGCTAGAGGGATTGATGAGTTAGCGTCAGAAGTTCCAGAGATTCAAAAGATTGGTATGCGCCGGTTAACAGGAGCTGCGACTACTTTTGCAGTGTTCCCTGCCGCACTGTCTGAGTTTGCATATCAAGTTAGTGGCGTGACCGAAGAAGAGATGGAAGCATTTAAACGGTCTCTTGCCGCTCCTTGGGAAAGAAACGCTCGCCTGATTCCAACGGGCCGTGACAAAGATGGGCTGCCCACATACATCAACTACAGTTATACCAACCCGTATGACATGTTAGAAAAGATTACTAACGGTGCCATCAACAAGTTTGAAGAAGGGCGCATGTTAGGTAAGTCTGGGGCACAGGCCACTGTCGAAGCATCCTTTGAAGGGCTGTCTGAGTTGTTCAGTCCGTTCCTTGAAGAGTCGATTATCACAGGTAAACTTCGGGACGTATTGCCGGTTGTTGCCGCAGGGCGTGGCGGACAGACAGTCACAGGTGCTCGAGTCTACAATCCAAATGAAGCTATTGGGGATCAACTGGCTAAATCCTTTGTGCATATAGCAGATGCTCTTATACCAAGTGCGGTTCCTGTCAATGTGTCAGGCGGAGAGTTTGAAGCAGGCCGGTTTGGGCGAGCATTTTTAGACGCTACAGGGCTAAACGAGTTGGTTGGAGTGTCTCCAAAAGACCGTCAGGATCGAGAACGGCAACTGTCAGGTGAGGTTGTGCGAGCTTTGACAGGGATTACTGAGAACGAAATCAATCCAAAACTTTCTCTGAAGTTTAAGGGTTATGAGTTTAGTGAAGCTAGAAAAAACAGCTCCAACATTTTTAACAGAATTGCTCGACGGCCAAATCTAACAAACTCTGGTGAGCTGCTCGACGCGTATCAAAGAGCCAACGAAGCTCGGTTCCAGTCGTTTAACAAGTTCAATCAGATTATTAAAGATCTACGGACTATTGGTATGGACGAACGGGATATTCGTAAAACTTTGCGTCAAGCTGGAGTTTCAGGGGTTAGTAAACTTCTTCGGGGCAAATATGAGCCGTTAAAGATTTCTAGCACTGTTCGAGGCGAGATGCGCCGTAACGGAACCTTGGATCTTTTGCCTAGAGACGAAATCAGAATGATCATTCGTGAGCAAAAGCAACGCGAGTTTGGACGACAAGAAGCACCGGCTGAACCGACCACCTCAACTATACGGTTAGGGGCTCCTATAGGCCAAACAACAGCTCCCGCTCCCACAGCTCCAACAACAGCTCCCGCTTCCGGGATAAGATTAGGAGCCCCCTTGTCACAAACAAGTAACTCAACGTCAGCTATTCTTAACCCCGACCCAACAACTCGCGCTTTAGCGGAAGAACTGGAGAGACGAAATGGACAGACAACGGCTAGCCGCACAGCTTAGGCTGCACGAAGGCGTAGAAAAGCTCCCCTATAAGTGTACCGCGGGATACTTAACCATCGGCGTGGGCCGCAACATCGAGGAACGCGGACTGTCAGACGATGAGATTGACTACATCCTTAACAATGATGTGGACATTGCCACTAGTGAGCTTGCTAGTTCATTTGATTGGTTTGCTGGTCTTGATGATGTTCGCATGCGCGTTGTGGTTGATATGGTGTTTAACCTCGGCATGCCGCGCTTTAAACAATTTCAGAATATGATCTCTGCCATAGAGGCAGAGGACTGGCCGGAGGCCGCCGCTCAAATGATGGACTCGCGTTGGGCTAAACAGGTAGGGGCTCGCGCCGAGCGCCTTCGTGACATGATGGAGACGGGTGGAGATTCATCTGACTTTTAAAAATGAAAGAGGTAGAAAAGGGGCGAGTAGGTGAGGTCATCTGCCTGCTCCGTCTTGCAAAGATGGGCATCGAATCGGAGATCGTGAACCTCGGAACTTCAGACATCATTTCATTTGCTTACGACTACACTTGGCGGATACAGGTCAAGTCGAGTCATATCAAGGGTAACAAAGGAGCTAAAGACTCTCGCAGTCCAGGTTATCAATTCTGTATTTCTAAAGGACTCAAGCCAAAGATGTCCCTTACTGAAGAAGATTGCGATATCGTTGCCTTAGTCGCAATACCACAAGAACGAGTGCTCTTTGCACCTGTTTCTACATTCAAAAACATTAAAACTAAAAGACTAAAGCCTGTAGACTACCTTGAGCCTGATATGGAATGGTCCTCTTGGGTAACCTGTATGTTATATTATGGAATCAACCCACCTCGCCCCAGTTGTCTCCCAATTCCTGATCCACTTTGCTCGGCACCCGAAGATCAACACAAGTCTCCATAATCTCCTTGATCCGGGCCGCTTGCTCCTCGGAACTGATAGAAAAACATAGCTCATCGTGCACTGTTAATAGAGGGATCAATCCCTCTTTAAAACAATCTGCCATTGCCTTCTTCGTTTGATCCGCGGCAGAACCCTGAATCAACTTGTTTAAGGCTTTGTAGGTAAACGCTCGACGTAGAATTCCTCCGTACACTTTTTGCGCTTCGTCATAAGGAAGAGGTTTTTTATAACCAAAACTATTGGGCTCCCATAGATCAAACCGACAGCTCCGTCCAAGCAGTGTTCTTACCTGCCCCATTTGAGCGGCTCTAGTTGACACCCTGTCCGCTAAATCTTTAACGAACGGGACTTTGTCGTGGTACGTCTCAAGTAAACCCTTTGCCTCGTCCTGCGTAATGTCTAACGTCGCCGCCAGCTTACCCCGGCCCATGCCGTACATAATCCCAAGGTTCACGGTCTTTGCTTCTTTACGACCAATTCCGGCCATGTCTGCAACTAGCTGGTGAAAATCAACATCACCTTCTTGGTACGCATCAACAATTTTATCCACAGACGGGCTTGGTCGGCTGTCTGAAAGGATCGAACAGTAGTGGACTAAGAGCCTCGGTTCTTGAGACGAGTAGTCAAACGAGCCCCACTTCTCCCCCTCTTCCGGGACGAAGAGTCCGCGAATCATCTTCTTAATCTCAGGGTCTCTGGCAGGAATTTGCTGAAGGTTCGGGTTGCTCGAGCTGAAGCGACCCGTAACAGTTCCACCATCATCCGACCGTAACTGATTGAATTCGCAGTGAATTCGCCCGTCGGTGGTGTAGCGCAGGATAGAATCAATAAACGTGCTGTTTGCTTTGTTTAGTTCTCGTAGACGAAGAATTTCAGAGGCAATTTCATGAGGGCATGCCTGCAAGAACGCCTTGGTAACTGAGGGCTGATTCTTCTTACCGATGGTTGGGCACTCAATCCCGTAATGGTGCAGAACGGCACCAACGCTAGTTGCCACCCAAGGTTCCACCCGGATCCCGGTTTTGCGTTTAATGTCGTCTTTAATTTGTTGCTCACGTTTGGCAAGGTCCTTTTTTGTTTTTTCAGCTTGGTCTAAGTCTACACGGACACCCCTTGACCGCATCTCCAGCATCAAAGGTATTAAGCTGGTCTCTAGCTCAAAGATATGTGTCAACTCGTTCTTGTTCAGTTCGGTTTCAAAATGCTTCCACAACTTTAACGTAAGCGCCGCGTCTTGTTCAGCATACTCTCCCACAAACTTTGGAGGCAACCTCCACATGTCTGCTTTGGCGTTTAGCCCCCAACCTTTGGCTTCTAGCCGAAGTATCTTTTCGTTTTTGGTCTCACCTAAATAGTCTTTACCTAATGAGTTTAACGCATAGCTCCATCGATTTTCATTTAAAATAGGCGCGGCAATCATCGTATCAATTACCTTGCCTTCAACCTTTACACCCGCCCACTTTAACCATCCCAAGTCGTAGGTAGCGTTGTGGAAAACCTTGGGTATATCTGGTGTAGCCATTTGTTTTTTAAGCCATTTAAACACCATGTTAGGGGACAGATTGCCCCCCGGCTCGTGGCAGATCGGGAAATAACCTTGAAAGTCCCCGGCGGCTACTGCAACTCCGGCTATAAAGCCATCATTCCTTGCCCAACCCGGACCAAGGGTCATGAGGTTTGGGTCACAGGTCTCTAAATCTACAGCGATATACTTACTATCTGTTAAGTCTGGAAAGATCGCAGGGGGACACCAATCGATTTCGATGTTGTCCATATCCATACGGTCAAGAAAGTTCATTGTGCTTGTGTCTTGTCTACTCATCACTAAAACCGCTAATCTCTTCTATCTCGTCGATACCGCACCGCATTACAAACACAGGGGTCTGTTCGCCTACATACGCTCCGGCAATGTTGAACTCAAAATACTCAAGGGCTTCGTCGTAGGTCATCTCGTCACGCTCTTGTAAAACTTCAATGACTTCCATAGCGTCATATACAATGACGGGCGCGTCCCTCCCCCAGAGTTGAGCCACCCCTAAAATACAGTCGTTAAAGCCATCAGCCTTTAGCATTTTTCTCTCCGATTAGATGTTCGATAAACCATTTAGACTTCTGCAAATCAGCTTCTCCACCCTTCTCATCCCACCTCCAAAGGTATTTGATAGCACTGCCAGTGCAAAAAGCATCTATACCTTTAAGGTTCTGAACAGCGCCCTTGATTGCGTCAATGCACTCAATGCCGTCTCTTTTATAGTGATCAGGATTAATGTTGTCTTTCATAGTGGGTACCCGAACTTAGTTGCGTTTTCTACAATGTGAAGATGATGTTTTGTTCGAGTCACCGCAGTGTAAAATACTCGGTGCTCATCGTCTGGGTCCCCCTCAGTATACGACTTCCAAGGCATGTAGCCCATGTCGTTGAGCAATACAATGTTGTCATCCTCTCCGCCTTTCATCCGGTGGATAGTGCTTAACTTGATCAAAGGTTCTTCAAGTAAGTTGCCACCTCTTCGCTCGATGGCGTACAGGTAGTCCCTCTCGTCTTCCGATAAGTTAATCACCACTTCAGCGGGCGTGCCAAGCTCGACCAACAAACCGTGGTCCTCGACCAAAGCTTTATAAGTAATCGGCTTCATCGGATCGCACTCAGACAGAGTCTTTGTTTTACCCCAGGCTACCGCCGCCTTGTCCCCACGTTTAGGTAAGAACTCATAAAGGACGTTAGCCGAGTCAACCGAGACCGTTTGCTGTTCCTGAAGCTTCTTCCAAACCTGCATGGCTTCCGCCTTGTCCTGATCAAAGGACAAGCGGCCATTCTTCTTGTACAGAATTCCTTGTGCTTGAAGTGATTTACCAATCTCGTTGAGCTGCTTAGAGGTTCTCGCCATAACTGTCCATGAGCCTTCACTCATGTCGATGTCACTGACGTGCCGGTAGTAACTGACATTACCCTCCCGCTCGGTAGGACTCCAAATCTTTTCCTTACGATTCGAGATCTGTCCTGCAATGCGTGCCGCTAGTCGATGCACGGACCTTGGAACTCTGTAAGACTGCTCAAGTATTCGAGCACTGCCGGTCATCCCAAGCATGATCTTTACGTCCACACCGGTCCATTTAAAGATCGCCTGATCGTCATCCCCGGCATACCACACACGCTTTGCATTTTTCTTCAACACCTTGACCTGTTCCCACTGCAAGGGAGTCAAGTCCTGGGCTTCATCAACAATCAAAGCGTCGAGTCGCGGGCCTTGGTCCTGCTCAACCATAAGCTTGACCATATCAGTAAAATCAAATTTACCGAACTCACCTTTGTAAGACTTGTAAACGGCATCTACCTTCTCCAACACCGAGTACTCTAGGCCGTAGTCGCCATTAGAATTGAACTCTTGCTCGAGACTGATCATCCGCATTGCAGCACGTTGTATTAACGTAAGATACTTATTGCCCTCAGAAGCTGATGGTATGAGAAGTCCGTCAGCGTCATAAACATTGTGGTTGTCAAAGCTCATGCCCAGCTCGAGACCAAGCTTCTTAAAGTCATATCTGCTGACGATATCTTCCGAACGCATCCCGCAGCAATAAAACCCCATCGAGTGTAGCGTCCTGAAAAATGGCGTATCTTTGGCGGTTAGCTCAAAGTTAACTCCAGCTCTTTCTCGAGCCTCAGTAATTGCTTTCTTTGTAAACGATACGAATCCAATCCGGTCAGAAGCAGTGCCGCTCTCAAGCTCTGTCTTAATGATCTCCATCATGGTGTAGGTCTTGCCACACCCCGGCGGTCCAAAAATTAACTGTTCACTCGCCATTGTTATTCCAGATCAGCCCGTGCGGGTCGATCTGCTCCCTTACAAACTTGGTAAAAGCTTTTGTGTATGCGTCGTATACACGCATCGTAAACTCACTCTGTTTATCCCCCGGAACACATAGCTCTTTGAACTCCTCGGAGGTCAGATCAATTTCAATTTTTACTTTCATCGACGGTTCTCCTCAAGCCATAGATCAATCTCACTCTTACGCCAACGGACAGCCTTCTCTCCTATCTCAAAAGGTTTGGGCAGTCTGCCCATCTCTAACCATCGATAGATCGTTGAGGGAGCAACGCCAAGAAACTCTGCAAGCTCCGATACTTTCAAGAGACGGTCCTCAGAACGGGGCTTCATACTCTTCTCCCTCTGGTAGCTCTATTTCTTTATCTTTAAACTCAGGTACCCACCAAACTCGGGCGCTAACCCACTTGTCTTTTTTCTCGTTCCTGTATCTGAATGTCCCGTGGGACTCTTCATTGTTATTAAACACCTTCAGACGTTCTTGGATCTGCGGCCTAGACAACTTAGTAAAGCCTTGAGAAATCAAAAAGTCTTGTAACCCCTTGATTTTAAACATTGTTCTTCCGTTCTCGGTCCAAGGCTTGCCAAGCTCAATTTCTTCTGGAGTAACCGCCCTAATCCTGGAGGTACAAAATCCGACTAACATTTCTTTAAACTGCCCAGCCACCGTCAGCTCTTCGGCTACTTCTATCCGACTAGATGTTCTGAGCAACTCATTGACAAGCGGTTGCCAATCGCTAGGTTTCAACGTCGGGGGCATAAAGTTCAACTGCTCAATACACGCCCGCTGAAACTTCAACGGCTGTTGTAGCTCGTCAGTGCTTAACTCTAATCGCTGCCCGTCAACATCTAGAAAGTAAAGCCGAGGCTCTGACAACAGGATCGTCATACCTCCGATGTGTGGCATCTCAACAGCACCTTGCTTCTTCAACCCGAAGGGCCGAGAAAGACATAGACGCTTGTTACAGTGTGATGCGAAAGGCTCTTCCTTACACTTAGGGCCGTAAGCCTTCTTATCTAACTGAGATTGTAAAGTCGCAATCTCACCGGCAGGAAGGGGTGGCTCGAAGTACAGTTGATTCATTGCCTCCATTTCAGCCTTCCAGCCATCTGGAAACTTGTGCTGTAAGTTCTGCCCAACCATAAACATAGTCTGGTTCCTTTGACCATCTGGAACCCCCACATTCACAATTGCTTGAAGGCATGGATAGCCGTCAGAAAATGCTTCATCGTCCTGACTAACCCCTGTCTTTAGGTTACTCAAGTCTTCCATCGTGAGTCGGCTGTTCTCGACCCAAGTTAAAAACGATTCTAAAGATACGTCATTATTGTTCGCGTCCACCATGTAACGAACAGTGTTCTCTGAATCGAAATATGGCAGGTTAATAAAATTGCCCACGTCGCCACGTTCCGAAAGGATTCGATCCTGCTTCGGAAATATCTCGCACCCGGAATGACCTAGAGTAGCCGAGATCTCGGTCAAATATTCTCGGACCTCGGACGCCGGGTAAAATTCGTGGAGAAACATATATAAATGCGCCCCACCAGATTTGGATCGACAGACAGCCATAGGGATACCCAACTTAGCCAGCTTCCTCACCAACGCTTGGTGATCTACTGGGTAGGTATCGATGTCAATAGCTCCGAATTTACAATTGTCTTCGTCGTTAATTGGGATAGCCCCTATACCAGTCTCACCGGCTAGGTGTTGAGCTATCTTCTCCGTAGTTAACTTCCCTTTGACAACAAAACTCTTCGCCTCCATCTTTCCGTTACGTTTTTTACTGCCGATCTCTGTCTGCCCATGTGCAGCACTCGAACCCTCGAATGCCGCCATGAATCTCTTCGCTTCTGACATTTCGTTTTTCCGTAAAAAAGGGGGGAAAAGATATTTCTTCTACCCCCTGTACAATCAGAATGGTGCGTCTGTAGCTTCTCGCTCTTCGGGCACCACGTCTTCAGCGACAGCTTTCGCTTCGCCAGACATTACGGATGTACGGAATGCAACCGCTGAATCAAACAAAGGCTTTTCTGAGACAAAGCCTGCGCTTGCAACCGCCCAGTTCAACCAAGTTCCTTGGTCATTGGACTCTTCCACAGTTGATAGCTTCCACTGCGTCATGTAGATAGCAGGTGACTTGAGCTGGCCGTTAGATTTGACGGTCAGCATCTTGAGCTGAGTCTTCCAACGACGTGAGACTTTTAGCCCAGAAGACTTCATGTCCACAATCCCAAACCCAGGCACACCGTCATCACCTAGCACGAGGCAGTAGTGCTGATCTGATTTGACAAGTTCATTGCCGTCAGGCAGAACTTCTTTTGAACCGTTGCGCGTGGCTCGAGCGATATCTGGATCGTCCTTACGCAACTCACCCAAGAACCCGCCGCCGCCGTCACGCGGACGGAACTTCAAGTACTTGGTTTCTTGGTAACAAGGGATCACCGTGACCCCCTCTTCGCCTTCCCAGTACTGGCCCGTGACTGTGTTGAAGATGTCTCCAACTGACGCACCGTCGATGTACGCGGGATCGCGCTTGTTAACTTGCGGGGACATTGCTTGAATGACCCGGATGAATGGGATCTGTAGATCCGCGGTATCATAGTCGAGGCCTTGGCCTTCATGTTCATCGAGAACACTCATCATTTCCTCAGAGAGAGCCAACGATGTTTCCTGCTTTGCAGCAACTTGCTTAGTAGCCATGATTACTTCCTTTTTATATCTGCGGTTTTAGCGACGAATGCTCCGAACAAATCGAGATCAATCGGCTTTCCGTTTTCAACGCGCTCTTTAACAAAAGCTTTCAACGTTGATGCGTGAATGTGTGTTTTGTTTTCTGGGTGCATACCCTGCATTTCAAGATCAAGCATGATCTTGTTCGCCTGATCATCTTCTCCTCGACCAAACGATAGGATCACATCGTTCTTGATGATGTCGTCAAGACCGTGATCACGAAGCCATTCATAGGCTTCTTGCCGTCGGGGTACTGGAATTGATGCAGAAACGAAAGGCTTCAGGGTGACAGAAACTTCACCTACATCTAAACGCGTCACGTCCATCTCATCCATGACAGCAGGGATTGCTTCCATAGCGAGACGGTTCTTTTCTTGTTTCAGTTTCTTGATGTGAAGCTCGGCTTCGTCAAGGTCGCTGACTACAACTTCTAGTTGTCGTACAAGGTTGGATAGTGCCTTGGTGTTGTCCGTGTCCACGCCAGACAATTTGTCTGCCGCCTCGAACATTTCCTCAAAGAACTCAGTCATAAGTACATCCTCTTCAGGTTTTGTGAGTTTGCATGATCGAAAACATATGCTAATGTATCGAACACAGTGCAACACTAATGGAGGATAAAGTGACTGTCAACTACGAATTTAAAACAGAACCATATGAGCATCAGCGCGATGCTCTTGACGCGGCAGGGCAGCGTACCGGATTCGGTTTCTTTATGGAAATGGGTACCGGTAAATCAAAAGTTTTAATCGACAATGTCGGGCAACTATGGAAGACCCAAGGGGTAGAGTTTGCTTTAATCATTGCTCCCAAAGGCGTCTATCGGAACTGGGTGACCAAAGAAATCCCACAGCATTTGCCAGATGACATCCCAAGAAGAATCATCCGTTGGGTAAGTGGACCGAACAAAAAACAAAAGGAAGAGATGCGCTCAGTCAAAGATAAGTTTGACGGTATCACCTTCTTTGTCATGAATGTTGAATCGTTTTCTACGATAAAAGGACAGAATGCCGGTAACTGGCTCTCCGAAAAGTTTGGGACTACGGGGCTAATCGCTATCGATGAAAGCACAACGATCAAGAACTCAAAGGCCAAGCGGACCAAAACACTTCTGAAGATTGCACATCGGTTCAAGTACCGTCGGATACTGACGGGCTCTCCTGTGACCAAGTCGCCAATGGATCTGTTCTCTCAGTGCGAGTTCCTGGGACCTCGGACCTTGGGGTTTGATAGCTACTATGCATACCAGAATCGATACGCCATTGTAGATCGCAAGGTAATGGGGGCGCACAGCTTTCAACAGATTGTAGGCTTTAGGCACTTGAGCGAGCTTACACAGAAGGTGGACGACTTCAGCTTTCGCGTATTGAAAAAGGATTGCCTCGACCTGCCAGAAAAAGCGTACACGATTCGGTACGTCTCTATGACGGACGAACAGGTCACGATGTACAACGACCTCCGCAATGAGGCGTTGACGTTATTGAACAGCGGGGAGTTGGTGACTGCACAAAATGTAATGACGCAAATGCTCCGACTGCAACAGGTGTTGTCCGGACATATAATGACAGACAACGGGGAGCTGATTGAGCTTGCGTCAAGACGCCTAGATGCTGTGCTAGATATCGCAGAAGAAAGCACCGGTAAGGTGTTGATTTGGTCCCGTTTCAGAAATGACATCCAAAGGATAGGTAAACTTTTAGAGGAAAACTTTCCCTCCCAAGTGGCGTCATATTATGGTGACACCCCGGACGATGAGCGGCAAGAGATTGTGACGCGATTCCAAGACCCCGACTCTGGGCTACGGTTCTTTATCGGCAACCCACAAACAGCCGGGTACGGTCTGACGCTGACA